ACTGCCTCTATCTCCTGACTAAAAACGACGCCACTCACACAGCACAGGCAATCGCACTCTGAAGACAAATCCCTCCCGGTCATAAGGACTGAGAGGGATTTTCTTTGCTCAGAATTTATCCATATCGCCCTGGGACGCTTCCTCCCGCCATTCCATCGAGTCGCGGCTCTTTTCGAGGAACATGTCGTTCACAGAGCCGATGGTCAGCAGATCCAGGTCAGCGATGGCAAGCCCCAGTTCCACACACCGGAGCATAAACAGAGCGGTTGTCATCGGCCGCTCTGTCTTCCTCAGTTTTTTCTTTCAGGCACCGTGGTCTGGATGTTCATGCCCCACAGGTCGATCAGCTCCGGAAGGACCTGATAAATGCTGAAGGTGTTGAACTGGTCGAGCCACTCATCAGGGCTGTCGTACTTCTCCTCCGGATGCGCCGCCGACCACATTACGAAAGCCAGATCCTCAAACATCTCCAGGGAGAAGCCATCCAGTGTGGAGGCATCCTCCGTCTGATCCTTGATGGCATCGTTCAGAGTCATGAGGTCCTTGTAGACATCTCGTCCGAACTTGTTTCTATAGATACGGGGAATGGCTGCGGAAGCCTTGAACTCCACAGGATTGCCGTCGATTTCAATTTTCTTTGTGACTGCCATAGTCGTAATCTCCTCTCAAAAATCATGTAGATAAGGCAGGGAATATTTCATCCCTGCCGCAATAGTTATCAGCCGCCAGCGTTTTCGTCGTCGGTTCCACTCTCGTTTTCGGAGTCGCCGCCTTCAGTATTGTCGTTACCGCTGTCTTCCTGGGCAGCGGTCGGCATATACACCTCGTTGTACCAGTTGTTGTAAATGGCATCGGAGGTATTGACACTGGTCTTGGCCTTCACATAGCCATTCGCCAGAGCGGAAGCGATAATGGCCAGCTCCTCAGTCTGGACTTCCTTCTCGTCTTCCTTCGTTTCACCTTCCATGGAAGGACGGGAAGCGCTGCAGCAATACAGCACATGGCGGATGGCGTTCTTGTCACCCGTAAACTCAAACAGCAGAGCGAAACGCTCAAACTCACTGTTCGCATTCTCCGCCAGTACCCCATTGGCATCCTCTTCCTCATGCAGGATGTCCTTCAGGAATTCCTCGGGGATCAGGGCCAGTTCCAGGTCGCCTTCATATCCAGCATTGTTGTTCAGGACGTAATAGACGATATCGTCGGCATAGAAGTTTTCATTCTCGCCTTCCGGGTCCAGGGACAGGGAAACCGCACCGGGCAGTCGTACCGGCGTTGCGTAGGTTACGTTGCCGTCCTCATCGAAGGTTGCCTTGGCATAGTGGCAGTTCTTAAGGCCGAAACGCACCTTGTTTTTCTTCTTGCTCATGGATTCTCCTCACTTTCCGGCTCCTCGGAGCCAATCTCATCCTCCGCGTCCGCCTCTTCTTCATACTGAAGATCGATCACGACTTCATAGAGGACTTCATACATCTTCTCTTCCTCGATCCAGACTTCGGATTTGTGGAAGAACATCTCGTGCTCCGTCAGGAGCTTCTCCATCCGCTGTTCCAGCACAGGGTCTTTGGCATCGGTGTACAGCTCGATATCCAACTCATGCAGCTGGTAGTACACCGTGTTATCTGCGCCTGTAGGATGGTTTCTCGGATAGAGGAAACATAAAAAAGGCGGGTCCGGAGACTCACCTTCCGCAAAATGGTCATAGGCGATGGGAAGCGAAAGCTCCTCCAACACCTCAAATACTTCATTGTGGGTCATGGTTGCCTCCTTACCCCTTCAGTTCCTTTTCAATCAGGCCTTCCAGCATCTCGATGCCCATCTCCTCCGCAGGCGCGATGTGCGGAATGGCTCGGACTCTGCCGCCGCCCCGCTTGGCGTGCCCTTTCTCCAGAAGGTGCGAGAGCATATACCGGGAAGGGCTGTAGACTGTCTGCTCCAGGCTCTGGCTGCTTTCCGCCGTGGTCTTCACCGCCCAGCTCTTTGCATAGCGCCCGGTACGGACAGGAGCGGAGCTGTTGATCTGATCCTTCACTGCCTTCGCGGATTTCCTGACAGCGGATTTCACGCCCTGGGCACTGAGATCGGCGTATTCCTCCAGACCTTCGATGATGGCCGACGCCATCTCGTCAATGCTTACAGACCGGCTCATCCCGCGCCTCCCCTCTTCGCCAGCTTGCAGATGATGCGGATGGTCTTCCTCTGGTAGTTCATCATGTCCACAGACTGGATATCGTAGGAATCGCCATGGAAGGCGACCCGGTAGTGTGTGCTGTCGAGTCCTGCCAGCTCCGAACAGTACCGGACTTCAAAGTAGATGGTCTGCTCCTCTGTTGTGGTTGCAGCCTCATTCTCCCCGTCGTACTGATAAGTGCTGGCGTAGGTGAAACAGGTGAAATAGTCAGTCCAGGTGTTCTTGTGATTGCCGTACTTGTCGACCACCACCTCATTCTTCTGGACAGTCAGGCGTTCATTGAATCTGGCGATTGCTCTTTCCATCTCAGAACACCCCTTCCCGCACAGAAGACAGCAGGTTCCTGAGCGTTATGACCAGCGCATGGTGGTCCGCTTCCTCTCTGTGCTCATAGAGGTAGCCCAGAGTAAAAAGCATGGCGGTATGGAGTAGGGATCGGAGCTGGACAAGCGAGGCAGAGGTGATCTCTTCGCCCCGGATAGTCATGGTTTCTGTCTCATCGTTCCAGAGTGTGTCCCACTCTTCTGCTGTGATTCTGCTCACATCCGCTGTCAGTTTCTCCGCGCTTTGGAGGAGACTTTCGATCAGGCTATCCTCCATGGAGCTGTCCACACGCAGGTAGGTTTTTGCTTCCTCAAGTGTTATCATCCTGTCAGCCTCCTCTCAAAGGTTAAGGAGCAGAGGAACTTCCCCTGCTCCCGTTTTCGTCATCAGCCGCCGGGATTCTCGTCCGGATCGGTCGTAGGTGTAGTCGTTACCTTGGTACCGGCCATCTTCAGCACCTTCACGGACTCCGGCAGGATCAGGCGTCCGTCCACACGCTGAGTGGTCAGGAAGCCGACCTGATCGGTACGGGCGTAAAGCTCGTTCAGGCGACGGAAGGTACGGTTCTGGCGGTCAGCGACCCAGTAGTTCTTGAGATCGCCGAACAGCAGGACCTTCTCACCGGCAGCAATACCAGGCATGAAGGAGCTGGTGCGGATCGGACGGCCCAGGATGGTATCAGGCTTGGCCACATCCAGAGAGGGCTTCCAGATATAGTTGTCGTTCTTGTCCTTCAGCTTCATCAGCTGCAGGAGCAGGGTCTCGTTGCAGACGAACTGCGCCTGCCGACGATACGGGGACTTCAGGCTGTAATAGAGGTCGAAGATCTCATCAAAGGTGACCAGGTCTTCAGCCGTCGCCGTCACACCTAGTTCCGCGCCGCCGACGTCCGCCAGGATGCCGAGAGGCTTTTTATCCCCGTCGCCGTTGAAGAAGGCACGCTCCTCAGCATTGCCCATGCAAACACCAAAGCGGGCTGCGATATAGGAAGCCAGGTCAAACGCGGAATCATGAAGCAGCTCGTTGCTGATCTTGATCATTGTGCCCAGCTTGTATGCGGAGAGAGTCGTCTGACCGAACTTGGTGTTGGTCTCGGGGATCTCTTCGCCCTCATCGATCCACTGCGCTTCCATGGTGTCGTTGGCGATAGGGATCTTGCGGGTACCGGAATTGGTACGGATGACGGTCGCCAGCTGACGGAAGATGTTGTTCTCTTCCAGAGCCTGGATGAGCTTGCGCTCGAATTCGTCCGGCACGGTATAGCCGCCCTCGGTATCCTCACCCACAGACAGGGCATTGCGGACCGCGAACTGGTCGCCCTGGTTGCGGATCATATTCCAGAAAGCACCGGCGTACTCGTCGGTAGCGGTCGGAGCCACATTCTCCGCCTTGCGGCTCATGGGCTTATTGGTAACGGGATGCGTGGTCGGCTGGGAGAGCTGGGCATCAAAGGCAGCCTGATCCTCCAGGCGGGCGATCTCATCACCCAGTGCCTT